GGAGAGCGTGAAAGAAATGTTATTCTGTGTATATATACTTATGCAGGATTTTCATTAAAGGGTGATAAACCTTCTCATGTTTTAAATTTTTGAGAATACCATCCGATACTTTCCTAATATGTTTGTTCTCATTAATAAAAGATTTTAATATACGAGAAGCTACAGATACGTCTAGTACATTACTAGGATGACCTGGATTATGTCTATTCTTGTAAAAATCTTCTCAAAGTTCCTCATTACTTCTATAAGATCATTTACTACTATCAACAGATGAAGGTAATCATTTTCTAGACTTCTTATGATGTACTTTGAGTCTTTCATCGTGAAACTCTGCGAGAGAGCACTGTACAGTATTTCATACAGAACCAGGATTATAACAATCATAATCATAAGAACACATATTGTGAATGACAAAAGAATTATCCTCATCAGGCCCAATAATTATATATTTTAATTCTTCTTTATAACGTTCAGTATAAAATAATGGTTGAGTCATTTCTCGCATCCTTTTACTATGTGGACCACGGTATCAACTTCCTAATTCATTTCAGGGAAAGGTATTTCAAATATCCCCTTTACCTTCTCAGAAGACAGATATAGGAAACCTTAATTCAGAAGCAGAAATGTGAATCTTATCTAAAGTCTCTTTAAAATGTGGCTTAAGCCGATTAGATTTAACTCATAATCCTAACATTAAAGGTGAAATTAATCAAAAAGATTGATAAAGATAATTTGTGGTCCATAAAGGGCAGGTCAAAAGACTAGCAATCCATTTACGAATATTCTTCTGCTTTTGATTCTTCTGATAAAGCTTGAAGGTAACTGGACCTTGGACTTTTACAATCATATATTTAGCCTTAAGGATATTACCTGTCTTTCTATCAGTTTTACCATAATTTATATTAACATTAGAGTATAAATCAAAGGTTTGTGTATCGAAGAGTCCATAAAAGACACCATCATGTATAAATAAACGTAAAATGGGGTAATACTTTTCAATAATATCTCTAAGAGTAATAACTAAAAATGGTTGTTTAACCATAGACATAATGATACCGGAAGGTAAAGGAGAAATGTTAGTTCCTCAATAGAATTGTCTTTTAGCAAATTCTGCACAACCATAACCAATTAGTGACTTGGGAAGTGATATTTTAATACCGAGTTCCCTAGTAATAATATAATAATAATGAGACGCCACTAATGGGTTAGCAATAACAATGTCATCGCCTAGTATAGCATAATCTTTAAAGCTAAAAGGGTCAAGTCCAGATCGAGTTACTGACATCCAGACAATGACATGATGCGAAATCGCCATAGCTGGCCATGAGCTTAATAAACCCATTGGTTGACCTACACCATAACGGATCTTATTGTCTTTAATTATATATTTCTTATTAATACCTTTAGGAAAAGTAGAACCTTTCTCTTGGGTGTTATTATATTTCACATATTCTCTACCAATATATCCCTTTGCCAATTTTCAAAACTTGGTCTTATCTTTGAACATACCAGATTGGAGAAGGATCTTGGAAGAAATGAAGATATTTCTATCAGTCATTATTAAATACCAAAGATCAGAAACATAATCACCGAAAATATTAGACAATACATATTTTTGAAAAGATGCCGGAAAACGTTCTGTACAATCAGAAAGATCATAAGAAGTAAGGTGTTTACCTTGCTGAGTCCATGATTGAACTCTACTTGATTGAGCGTCTTGATCAAAAGTACCATCAGTTTCAAGAGTACGAAGAATGTCAAAAATACAATCATGAATAGGCTTAAGTAAAGACTGAGAATAAATATCTCCTATCACAATTTTTCGGACTTTACCACCATCCTCAAATAGTAAATGTAATCTAGTTGATACTGGGTTAAAATCTCCATCTATAAAAGCTTGAACAGATTCCCACAAAGATTTAGACTTTAAAAGCTCTTTATCTTTGGTATTCTTGTAATTAGGTTCGAATTGATCACTTTGATCAGAAGAATAGACTTCAGGTGATTCTAGAATGATATTATTTAAGAATCTTACCGATTTGGAACCAATATTACCAACATCAAAGTCAATAATATCTTTGAGGACCCTTCGGTATTTTGTGGGAGAACCATGATCTTTATACCATATATGGTCTAAAGCAATATCTCTATCACTAGAAGACTTTAAAGATAACATAATTGCTGTTGCCAGATGTAATCAAAGATTACCTAATTTATATAAAGGTTGGAGATAAAAACCAACGTCTGACGGACAACCCTTGGTGTTACCATGGTAATATGAATTTAAATTTCTTAAACTCATTAATAAAGAGGGTTCCCTCTCTAATGAAATCCTGTCTAATACAAAACCCAATCAGGATGGACTTGAGTTCGGACCAGCTTTAGAAGATATAAATCAGTCTTCAAAACGGTTTCCTAAAGTATTTTGGGATATTGATTTGAATGTAGGAAGTGCTGACTTAAATGCATTATTGATTTGAGAAACATACCCTGGATCCCCTATGACAGCGGTACCGTTAAAGGGCTCAACAATAGGTAATAAATCAACACAATGACCTACTTTTAAAATGTTATAAGAACGTATTATAGTTCTAAGGTATATTGAACGAACAAGTCTAAGATCACCCTCATAATAAAATTTTTGAAGAGGTCGTAAAGATCTAGGTCATGGATTAGATCCACTTATAGTCCCTACTTTGATTTTAGGTCCCACCTTTTCACCCTTAATAACAATAGATGTAAGATAGTTGGAAAGAGCCTTATTGTACTGCATCGCAAATTCAAAGCCATTAGACTTTTGTCATTTTTTAAAGGCCTTTTGGTAAAACTCACTAACTTTAATTAGTTCCTGCTTGGGTAATAATACTGTAAATAACTTCACAATAACTCTGTGAAACATTACAAATAATAAATCATAATTATAAGGTTTGTTATTTTTTATTTTCATAGATGTTTTGATGTTAAAAAGGTATTACGATCTTCCAGACGCTAATCGATCTGAAAGGGTTCCAATTATTGAATTTGAGGATCAGATACGAAACCTGACAGGAGACCAATAATAATCTCCTAGGATGGGGCTAAGCCCCAT